TTCCAAACTGTAATTGCTTTCTATCATGATTATTGCCCTTTTGGTTTGTAAAAAATATGATTGCCGATTGTTCCAATTTTATCCAAATTCCATCTTGGATTTACGTAGTTTGCATGATAGTATAATGCATCCTTCATAACGTCCAATCTAAAATTTTCTAAAAGAACTTTCTTGGCCACAGCATAACTTTCATCATATGCGGCTTTATTAATAGGACGAGCCTTAGTGGCGCTTTCGCAATACCATGAGAACTGGCAAACCACTTTGTCCATGAACGATGTTTTTTGATAAATTACACCGCAGACATCTTTTGGAAAACTGGGATGTTCTACTCGATTTAAGGTAACCTGTGCTACAGCAACTTTACCTTCAAACGATTCGTGACCAGCCTCTCTATAGATGTTCATCGCCAAACAATCTAATTGGCGTTCACGTGTTTTAATAGAAACTATATCTTTATTATAGTAACCATTATTTTTCTTGAGAATTTCAAATTTCTTTTCAGTGATGGTATTGACAAGCAATACTACTGACAACAGCGCCAAAATGTAGGTGCTGACTTTAACTATTTTTTCCATAAGTCCTCCTTTGACTTGGTGTAATCCAAAATTCAGATTACATTACATAAAGGGAGTTAACTTCACGAGGCTCTGAAAGAACCCTACTTTCGTGTAGTTGTCTCCATTGGACGCACTGTCTCATAATCAGTGTGCCTTTGGCGACCCTTGGCTTCCCGAAAATACGGGTTTCTCATTGGCCAAGACCCGCGGAACCGTTTCTGCTTTTGACATACTTTAGTTCTACTATCTTAGTTTCTTTGCGAAACGTACAGTATATATCTCATTGTACAATATTCCATTGAAAAATGCAAGATTATCGTCGCATTTTGGAAATATCTACTGCTTGCTCATCCGAAAATACTGGAACAGCATTGCTCTTATGCATGGTGGCAATACCCTTGACCTTTGTTCCTGTGTAAACTTTTGGCGGTTTAACTGTACATGCTCCGCCAGTAAACGGCAAACTTGGATGCTTGACATCTGTACCATACCGAGTATAGGGCTTGTTGTCTGGCTTCCAAACATCAGCAGTCATAGCACGTTTGCGCTTTTTTTCTTCTGCTTCGATACCCCAACGCTTTTGTAACTCTTTCCAACTTTCTTCCTGCTCACGAGCCTTTTTAGCATGTTCTGCTGATGCAAATTTCTTTTTGCCTTTGCGCTTGCCAGTGGTGCTGAGCCATGGGCCTTCTAGATGCATACTCATTTGAACTCCAAATGTTTACTGTAATAACCTATAGTATAATACAGATAAGTTGGTTTGTCAAGTTAAAAATAATTTTTGGTAAACTTCTTCCAAAAGGTCTTCGATATCCAAATTGATATATTTTTGGTTAAGTTCAAACTCTTCATCCTCAACCAATTCCCAGCCTTCGATTCCAAGTATTTCCATGGCTTCTCTTTTGGAAAGCGGTTCTCCACGTTGATGGCTTACCCAAATAACTGTCATCAATGCGCAGGCAAAAACTGCTTGATCATTGAAAACACCTCTGTCCTCGCACCATTCTAACGTTTGATGGAGGTAGTAGTCTATGTCTTCTACTCTGTGCTCTAATTGGTCAATCCAGTGTTGGGTGTCGGATCTAGTCCAAGGTGCTGTCATACTCTAAAACTTTCTCCACAGCCACAACGGTCACGCTCATTTGGATTGATAAAATCAAATCCTTCGTTGAGTCCATTGCGAACCCAATCCATTGTCAACCCATTTAGATAAGCCAGACTCTTAGCATCAACCAGCACAACAAATTCTGGTTGTCCAAAATTAGTAACTCCGGGTTCAGCAGTGTATTCATCTACATATTCGATAGTGTAGGCCAAACCACTACACCCTGTAGTTCTTACACCTATACGGATACCCACGCCCTTGCCACGCTTGTCTAAATTCTGTTTGATTCGTTTACGTGCTGTGTCGGTTACGGTAATCATCTACTGCCGCCTTGATAGCGTCTTCGGCAAGAATACTACAGTGTATCTTAACTGGAGGTAATGCCAGTTCTTCTGCTATTTCTTTGTTTTTGATTGTTCCGGCTTCGTCGAGAGTTTTTCCTTTGAGCCACTCTGTGACAAGGCTCGAACTCGCGATAGCCGATCCGCAACCATACGTTTTAAATTTTGCATCTGTAATAATACCTGTATCATCGTCCACCTTTATCTGTAGTTTCATTACGTCACCACACGCAGGAGCACCAACCATACCTGTGCCTACCGTTGGATCATCTTTAGGAAATGATCCTACATTGCGAGGATTCTCATAATGATCAATAACTTTATCTGAATAGGCCATAAATTTCCTTATACACTAAAACTACTACCGCATCCGCAGGTAGACTGTGCATTGGGATTTTTAATAGTAAAACTACTACCCATAGCATCTTCAGTGTAGTTGATCTCTGCACCCAACAAGTATTGATAACTCATAGCATCTATGAGAACTTTAACAGTGTCGCGTTCTATGACAAAATCGTCTTCTGCTTGTTCTTCGTCGAAGGTGAATCCATATTGGAATCCACTGCATCCACCACCTTGAACAAAGGTGCGCAGGCACAACTTGGGATTGTTTTCTTCTGCTAAAAGGTCTGCGATCTTTCTTACAGCCGATTCTGTTATTGTAATTGGTTCCATACTAGTATTTACCAATGACGTATAGTGTTGGCAATAATAAAAAAGCAGGTTATAACGTGTATAATGACCCAGAACGTTTTGAGAAACAATGCAATTCTTGCTTCTCTTATTGTGAGGATGGGAACATCAGGACGGTCCTCATCCGTTTGGCCCATTAGGTGCCCGGTGGCACGAGCCCAAATTCTTTCAAGACTGTTCACCTGTAATCCTTTCGTAAACATCTTTCCAATTTTTCACAAGTTGAGCATCGTTGCCCACAAAGTCCATGTTGTGACCATGCTCCATGAGCAGACTCTTTAGTCCTACTTTGGCTCCTGCTTGTGCATTGGTGATTTTATCTTCTATCCAATAGTAACCTTTGTTACGATACTTTTCTAGTACTTCGTCTTTGTCTGCACCTGTGTCCAAGTAAATGAATTTTTCAAAAGCCGTTTTTCCAAACAATTTTCGGATATTCATTGTGCGTAGTTCTTGCGCATTTTCATCTTTGCTTAGACTAGTGATACAGTGAAAAACATAACCATGTTCTTCATGCAGTCTTTTGATGTAATACATAGCATCGCGCAAGGGCGGAAGGAATCCAATAGCGGCACTCTCATTAAAGATCTTAATAAGTTTCTTGCCTTGCTCTACATCAATACCATAGCGTTTGCCAATCGAGTAGACCAATTGTCCGCCGTCTTGTTTTTGGAAGCCATGTTGTTGCATCCAGACGTCAAATGCATACTCCCAATCCAAAATTACACCGTCTGCGTCTGTAAGAATGATTTTTTTCATACTGTAATTGTAGCATCTTTTAGGCAGTTTGTCAAACAATAAATACTACTATGAGCACATCAGTTACCAGAATCGGGGATATTGGAGAGGGCGCAGAATGCGCTGATCTCAGTGACGCCCACAGAAGTTACACGGCTACCTATGTTACAGGAGCCTCTACAGTTTATGCCAATAATTTGGCAGTGACTACTATAAACAGTGTTGTAGACCAAACTTGCGGACATACAGGCCAAGCAGTTACAGGATCTGCTACAGTGTTTGTAGAAAATCTAGCCATTCACAGAATTGGTGATATTGGCGAAGGCGGCGCAGGAGACATTTACGATACTGTAACTGGCAGTCCAGACGTATACGCAGGATAAACAATGTTATTCAAACTACCAGATCCACCAGCAGGCCAAGTGTATGTCAATAAAGTAACAGCCAATGGCCCTGTTACAGTTTTAGTTCCTAAAGAATCATTAAGCGAAGATATCTGTGTTGAAACTGGTCGGACATGGGCCGAAGAAGCACGGTTATATAATATCAATAATGCTCCTGATGGTAAAAAGATTGCCGAACCGGGCGATCCTTTTTATCAAACAGCAGAGTCTATAAAGAATAAGAATAAAGAAATAAAAGGTCTTGGGGCAAAAGGTCTTAGTCTTTTTAATTCTCTCAAGGGTTCAGCAGGTCCTGATACTGCACCTAATCTATCAGTTACCATGGACAAGATTAAGAGTGGGGCTATATTTTCTGACATCACTGCTAACCTTGGCAAAATTGGGGAGGTGTCAGGAAGTCTACCAGGTGTAAGCAATGCTCAATTAGAAGCCGCAAAAGTAGACATTGCAGCCAGAATGGAACAAGCCAAGAAAGATCTGCCAAAATTATTGGCCATGACCCAGGCCAGGATAGATATTTTAACAAAAAGAAAAGTGGCTGAAACTGGAAAGCCTCCCAGCGAAGCAGAAATCAAAGAAGCCAGTGGTGCATTGGCAATTTTTCAAGATGGTCCTAAACTATTAGAATCTAAGGCTGCTGAAATCAGTAAAGACGTTGCTATAGCAGGTAAGGACTTTGGTGCTAGTATCAGCAAGGGATTAAGTTCAGCGAAAGATTTTAGCAAAGCAGGTATTAACAAAATAACTGATCTAGCGAAACTCGCTGGCACAAAGATAACTGAGTTCGCCAACGGTGTTCCAAGTCAAACTATACCCGATCCTGTAAACCCTGGACAAACTATACCTAATCCTGCCTATGCCACTTTTGCGGCTAATCCTGCCAATGCCGCTAAGATAGCCAAAGTATCCGAAATAACTGGAAAAATGAATAGTGCAGCCACAGATTTTACCACTAAGTTTACAGCCATAGAGGCTAAAGGGACCGCGGCTGCTACTAGCACTATGGCTGATTTAAAAGCCTTTGGATTTGCGGCAAAATTAAGTCAGCCAGTGACCGGACTTGCGGCGCAGGTGCAAGACTTTACACTCGACCCAGCAGGGTTTTCTCCGGCAAAACTTAATCAGACATTTGCCAGTGTAAGTAAACTAGGAGCGTCGATTAATACTGCAAGGTATAAGAACACCAAGGACGAAGATTTAACATACACAGGCGATGATGGTATAGTCTGGGACAGTGTTGACACAGAACGACAACGTAGAGGCTTGCCAGGCCTGGCCGCTATTGGTTCGCCAAGGCCAGCAGATCCGCCACTAGTTCCTGCAGGACCAACACCACCTAAGCCTGCCGACAGCCCAAGCAAAATCGAACGTGTTAAGTCTCTTACTCCGCCGCCGGTCGTAGCGGCTATAATAAAGAAAACACGCGGAGTGTTTGATTCTAAGCCGGATGATAAAATCAGTGAAAAATTTGTACAGACTTACCGTGGATTTTTCGAAGCACTAGATGCGTCCAGGAAAGAACTTGAAAATACAGAAAAAAGACAGGCAGAAATAGACAAATGGTTTTCAGGTGTCCCAGAATATGCGTCAACAGAATCCAAGGCTAAAGCAATTATTAAAAGCAAACCTGATACTGCAACGCGAACTCCAGAAGAGAAACAGATTGTCGACTCTTGGAGATGGTACTTAGTACAATTTATTGAGCGTAGTCTATATGGTGCTCGATATAATTGGGTATCAAAAGAAAGAAATAAAGCGTCGACTCAGCATAATATAGTAAGAGACGCTTTCTTTCAAGGAAAGACCTACGGTGAATTACCCAACACTGTGGAAGAGATAGTAGCCGCTGGAAACGGTCCTAATGATTGGACTTATTTTGTCAAAGCACCTCCTAACTTTAAAAGTTTCGAGGACTTTGCCAAACAAAACCCAACTATTGCAAAAAATCCTTTTGCTTAACTTACAATTTTAATACTGGAAGTAGATTCCAAATACTGATCAGCCGCTGGCTTCATTGTAGGTGCAATTACTGTAATGGTACTCTTGTTTAAAGAGATTACCTTGTCTTGTTCTACAGTAAACAAGTATGGAACCATAGCAAGTCCGTTAGGCCCCGCTGTAAGCACCATGGTTTTAGATAGTTTTACAAACGTATCTGTTTCTGTGTCTAGTCGTGCAACTAGTTCTTCTCCTGAAGTAAGTTTAATTGTAACTACTTCGCCTGATGTAACGCCTTTGTCGATTAACATTTAACTGGTCCTTTAATTTCTATTAGTGATATGACACTTGCACTAGTATAACTATGTTTTATTAAAAAGTCAATGGTATCCAGTATTTCTTTTGGTGTGATGTGCTCAACCGGAGAGTCTTTGCTACTGTTCCAAAGATGTGCAGGATTCAGTAACGTATGTCGAGTTGTACTGGGTTTAAGCAATATGCTTTCATTCCAATCAAACAGTGCTCGCTTACTATGAAGCGGCTCATTAAATCGCCAACTCATACTGCCTACTGTTATGAAATAAGTTTTCAACCCTAGTTCATTGTGTGCATCATACATTGGCCATAGCAATTTATTTTGATTGGAGTCGGGTAAGCAATTA